GCACAACTGGTCCATAACTGTGTCGCGCGTCCCCTGTGAGGCTGACGCCTGGGCAGAGATTGACGTGCACAGCAGCGAAAAGGACGCCACTCTCTCACTTAGCACGTCGTTTTGGTCTCAATCCGGGAAGCGACAACGCGATATCCTGACGCACGAACTGGTTCACGTCCTCGCCGCTCCTGTTGATCGTGTGAGCGAGACGCTTGAGGACGTCCTGGGTGTCGTTGCTTTTTCTGTCTACGAACCTAACTACACGCAGGCGATGGAAGTCGTGACGTGGCGAGTCGCTACCCTTGTGGCTCCTCTCCTACCTTTGGTCAACACTGCAGACCAGGTGTCTACGTCACGAGTGCGGCGCCGTACGACGTGACTAGCGTGCGAACCGCTTTACTGTTCGCCGGGTGCACGGACCCGAAAGGCGACGCAGACGTGTGTTCGCTACCGTGCTGAAGCCCTGCCTCACTTGTGGCGTGCCATCGCCTGAGACGCGTTGCGCTGCCCACTCAGTTGAGTCGGTGGCAAGACCAGGCAGAGCGACTTCAACACAACGAGGCTACGACTCGCAGTGGAACCGGATCAGCCGCGCCATGAGATCGCGAGTCACGTTCTGCGAGTTGTGCGGCACTTCAAACGACCTAACGGTGGACCACCTGGTACCCATGTCCATCGCAGGAGTAAACCCATCTGCAGAACTCCGGGTGCTTTGCCGGGCATGCCATTCGCGCCACGGTTTGCGAAAGAACTCCAGACGTAGTTGATGGGGGGTCAACGCTTTGAGGTGATGCCCATGCTCCAGACCCGCGCCCACTCTCCCGCACACGTTGTCAGTCCGAACCCCTGGGGGTCTGATGTCCGACCGCGTACCTAACGAACTGAAGCGAAAGCGCGGGACGCTTCGCAAGGACCGGCTGCCTACGCCAATCGCAGTGGCGCTAGACCTGCCGGCTCTACCGATTTCAACGCTTGACTCACCACCGGAGCACCTAGGAGACGCGGGTCGCACCATGTGGCGCAGGATCGCGCAGCACTGTCGTAGTTGGCTCGCTGAGTCCGACCTAGACGCGTTGCGGCTTCTATCTGAGTGCGCCGACCGGCGTGCTGAGTTGATGGCTCGTCTTGCCAATGACGGCTGGGTGCTGTTCACGGACAAGGGCTACGCCTACCAACACCCGGCAGCCGGCATGCTGCTGCAGACAGAGACGGAGATGCGTAAGTGGATGGCTCTGATGGGACTCACACCGGCAGACAGAAGCAGGCTAGGAGTCGCGGAGGTGAAGGCGCGGTCGGCGTTGGAGGACCTCGCGAACCGGCGACGCGAGCACTTGGCAAAAGTGGGTCGCGGCTGACCGTCCCTCTCTGGCAGTCGCCAGTTCTTGATGCAGACCTGCTCCGTGGTGATGGCGAACTCGTGCGCGAGTTCCTGTCTCAAAAGGCTAAGATAACGAAGGACAGCGTAGCCGGTCCTGCAGGTGAGCCGCTCGTGCTGCGACCGTGGCAGTCTGCTCTCGTTGACAGGGTGTTCTCGCGCCGTGCAGACGGACGCAGGAAGCACCGGGTCTACCTGGTTGGCATGGCGCGCAAGAACGGCAAGACCGCACTGGCAGCCGGCATCGCCTTGTACGGCTTGACGATGGAAGGCTCCGGCGGCGAGGTCTATTCGTGCGCTGCAGACAAGGACCAAAGCAAACTGGTATTCGGCGCTGCACGTCGCATGGTTGAGATGGACAGCGAACTGAGCGACCGGTGCCGACTTTTTCGCGATTCTATTGAAGACAAGATCACCGGCAGCGTCTATCGCGCGCTCTCGTCAGAAGCCTACACGAAGGAAGGTCTGTCGCCAACGCTCGTCGTGTACGACGAACTGCACGCAGCACCCAACCGCGACCTGTTTGACACGATGAGCCTCTCAATGGGCGCGCGACCGGAGGCGCTCATGCTCTGTGTGACGACAGCCGGAGTGCGCAGCGATGCGACCGGTCAGGACTCTGTTGCGTTCACGATGTACCAGTACGGCAAGCGCGTTGCTACCCGCGAAGTTGAGGACGCGTCGTTCGGGTTCTCTTGGTGGGAAGCGGACGAGGCGCTCGCTATTGGCGAGCCTGAGGCGTGGCAGCAGGCGAACCCCGGAATGGGCGACATTCTAGACCCGGAGGACCTGGCTAGCGCGCTGCTGCGAACACCAGAACCAGAGTTCGCCACTAAGAGGCTGAACAGGTTCGTGTCGTCTGCGACAGCGTGGCTCCCCGGCGGCGCCTTTGATGCGACCGCCACAGAGCGCACGCTGACCAAGGACGAGAAGATCGTCGTCTCGTTTGACGGATCGTTCTCAAACGACAGCACCGCCATCGTAGGCTGCTCGCTTGATGGGCATATTGAGTTGCTCGCGATTTGGGAGCGCCGGATTGACGACCCTCACTACGAAGTTCCTATCGCGGAAGTTGAGCAGCGCATGCGCGAGATCTGTTCGCAGTACAACGTTGTGGAAGTCGCTGCCGATCCGTACCGGTGGGCGCGCACTCTGCAGGCTTGGGAGTCTGAAGGCTTGCCGGTCGTGGTGTTCCCACAGAACCCGGCTCGTATGGTGCCGGCGTGTGCAGCCTTCTACTCAGCGGTGACGCAGGGCATGCTCACACACAACAAGAACGCGACGCTGACGCGGCACCTTGACAATGCCGTGATCAAGGTGGACCGTTTTGGTCCTCGCATCGTGAAGGAGCATCGCGGCTCGCCGCGAAAGATTGACGCCGGCGTGTGCGCCATCATCGCCTACGACCGCGCGCGCTACCACGCGCAGACACCTGCAGGACCGAAAGGAGCGGAGTTCATATCGCTATGAAGTCAACACTGATTGAACTAGTCGGCTTGGCGATGGTTGTCGCCGGTCTCATCACAGTCAACCCGGCTCTGCTCGTCGCCTTCGTTGGCGGCGTGCTCCTGGCGTTCGGCTATAGAACCGGAGGGATTGAATGAGCATCCTGCGCAGGATTTTCACAGGCGAACAGCGCGCACTCAACTTGCAGAACCTGACGCCGCTCGCGTTTGACCGCGTGCCGTTCCTTGGCGAGCGAGACGTAGACAGCCAACGCGTGATGGGACTGACAGCGGCGTACGCCTCTGTGCGCCTACTTGCTGACGTCGTGTCGTCGTTCCCGGTTGATGCATACACGAGGATCGGCGGCATCCGGCGTCCGTACCGACCGAACGGCGAGAAACCGGTCTGGTTGGTCTCACCGCTTCCTAGCGAACCGACCTACACCTTCAACCAGTTGGTAAGCGAGTCGGTGGTGTCGTTGTTCATTGACGGCAACGCCTTTCTGTACGCGCCGCGCGATGAGCAGGGCGTGGTGCTTGAAGTTCGCGTCCTAGATCCGCGCCGCGTTGAGATTCTGCGCGACGGACGCGAAGTCCGGTACAAGGTCAAGCAGGACGACCGCGGCAACGCGGTCGTGTTCGGGCAGGACACAGTGCTGCACGTCCCGCTCGTTACGATGCCGGGCGAGTTGCGCGGTATCAACCCGGTGCAACAGTTGCGCACGTCGCTCTCTCTTGGTTTGACGCTAGAAGATTACGCGCATAACTTTTTCCGCACCGGCAGCACGCCAACCGGCGTGATTGAAGTGCCGCACGACCTAAGCAAGGACCAAGCAGAGACGTTGAAAGCGGGGTGGCAGCGGCACCACACCGGTCAGAATATGCACACGCCTGGCGTCCTTACTGGTGGCGCGTCGTTCAAGCCTCTCGCCTTCGTGCCAGAGGATGCACAACTGTTGGCGTCGCGCCAGTTCACCACTGAAGAGATCGCGCGCATGTTCAGGATTCCACCGAACTTGATCGGCGTAATGACGCCGGGCGCAGTGTCGTACGCAAGTGTGGAACAGACGAACTTGGCTTTCGTCCAGTACACGCTTCGCCCTCTCGTTGAGATGATTGAGCGACCGCTGTCTACGCTGTTGCTGCCGCCGGACGCGTTCGTGAAGTTCTCAATGGACTCGCTCCTGCGCGGCACGACGCGCGACCGGTACGAGACTTTCCGTATCGGGCTGCAGGAGGGTTGGCTCTCTGTCAACGACATTCGCAAGATGGAAGACCAGACGCCGCTTGACGGCGGCGACTCGTACCGCATGCCGCTGAACGAGGCTGACGCCGCGACTGCGATGCTGCGCGTGCAGACTGAGATCGCCGGATCGTTGGTGCGGTCAGGGTACGACCCGACGCAGGCTGCTACCATCGCCGGTCTGCCAACGATCTCGCACACCGGGCTGACTCCGACTACGATGGTTGAAGCACAACCGGCTACTGCGCCTGAGCAGACGCCAGGAGCGACCGAATGACGTTCGCAGTCAGAGCGTACACAGTCGGCACCGCTGTTGTCGCTCTGGCGACGGCGACCGCAAAGAACACGCACGAGGTGGTCATCTACAACGACAGCAATAAGTCAATCTACATCGGCGGTTCAGACGTGACGACAGCGAACGGCTTTCACGTGCCGGCTAACTCGTTCCGCGAGTTGAAGATCGCGAACGGCGACGTGATGTACGCGGTGTCGCTAGACGTGGACGGCGAGGCGCACATCTACGATTTTCAGGTAGACCCATAATGCCGTACGAAATCAAGCACGACACTGGTGGCGAGCGCGCACTGCCAGACAACTACCGACCGGCGCTTGCCGACGACGTGCCAGAGGGTCGTGCGTGTGGCAACTGCCGTTTTTACAACGAGGCGAAGGTGCAAGGCGATGAAGCGTTCTGCGAGAAGTGGAGCGAGTACGTGAGCGGCGCCTACTATTGCAACGCCTGGCAACCGCACGGCGAGCAGGCGCCTGATGAAGCGACGAAGTATGAAGACGACGAGCGCACCGGCGCCGTCACTGAGAAGGAGAACCACATGGCTATTGAGTTCAGACAAGTAAAGACGGAGATCCGCGCCAGCGCAGACGGTCACACGTTTGAAGGCTACGCCGCTCTTTTTGATTCTGAGTCGGACGGTCTTGGCTTCCGCGAAGTTATCCGGTCCGGTGCGTTCTCTAAGTCCGTCGCCGCTGCGAAGCGTGGCGAGTGGGAAGTGAAAGCGCTGCAGGATCACCGCGGCGAGTTGTTCCTTGGTTCAACCAAGACCGGCACCCTGCAAGTTGAGGAAGACGAACGCGGACTGAAGGTGCGCGTCGCTCTCAACCCGGAGGTGTCGTTCGCTTCTGATTTGGCTGCGATGCTCAAGCGCGACGGCGCTGCCATGGGCATGTCGTTTGGCTTTTCTGTCCCGGCGAAGGGCGAGTCATACAATGACGGCGTGCGAGAACTGACCAACGTGCGTCTGCACGAGGTGTCCGTGCTCACAGGCAACGAACCGGCGTACCCGGCGACGATCGGTCTTGGCGCGGTGCGTGCGTTATCGCAGCGCACCGGTGTTGAGGCTGAGCGCCTGACGCGCGCCATTGATGGACTCCTGCACGGAGAGGTGGACAACGCCTCCGCGGACGTCATTGACCTGGCTATCAGGAAGGTAGCGCCAGAAGTGCGCTCGCCTTGGGTTGCCGGCGGCGATGATTCGCTACCGGTTGACGAGACTCGCGAGTGGGACGGCGCAGCCGCCGCCGATCGCGTGTTCACCCTTGCGGGTTTTGACACTGAGAACGTGGACACTTCGCTCGCAGCGCGCGCGTTCCTCGTCCACGACGCCGGCGCACCGGAGTTGCGCGGATCGTATAAACTTGGATTCGCTGATGTTGTTGACAATGCGCTCGTCGCGATTCGCGCCGGCTTGAACGCCGCCGCGTCTCGCCTTGAGCAGACCGACGTCCCGCCTGCTGCCATTGAAGCAGCGCGCGAGATCCTAGACGAGTACGCACCAGAAGACGAAGGCGAGACACTTGAGGACGCAGCGCGTTCGGTCCCGCTCTCAGTGCGAGAGCGCCAACTAGAACTGCTGCGCAAAAAGATTTGAAAAAGCACTCCGCGATGGCAAACGCACGAGGGTCCTGACGGACACCACTGCGAGAGCACAACCGGGTCGCTATTGTTGTAAAAGTAGAAAAGGAGACTCACATGAGTGAGATCGCACAGGCGCTGCACGAGCAGTACCGACGCGAGTGGGAAGAGGCGAAAAACCTCCTCACGCGCGCGGCTGACGAAAAGCGCGAACTATCTGCCGACGAGGAGTCGCAGTGGTCCAAGTTGAACGAGTCAATGTCTGCTCGCAAGGCAAAGATTGACGTGGTTGCTGATGCTGAACAGCGTGCAGCCAAGATTGACGCGCTCGCGGAGCGCGCATTGAAAGTAGAGAACGCAGTCAAGGCTGATAACGATGCCGACGTGCTGCGCGCCATCGCCTCCGGCGAGAAGCGATCTGCGAAGTTTGAGATCCGCGCACTGGCTAGCGCTAGCGCAACGGTCCCGGTCACTTTCGCTGATTTCGTAGTCACCGCTCTCACTGAGGGCAACCCGGTCTACGCCGGTGCAACCAAGTTGCGCACTTCAACTGGTGAGCAGATCACGATTCCTCGTGTGACCGCCAACCAGTCTGCTGCGTTCGTGTCAGAGGGATCAACTATCTCTCCGACAGACCCGACCATCAGCAGCATCACGATGTACGCGAACCGGATTTCAAGCCTCACGCTTCTCAGCGCCGAATTGGTGCGTGATGCCGGGTTTGATATCCTTGGCACCGTTGGTGCTCAAGCCGGAGCACAGATCGCATTCGTCGCAGGGTCAGCCTGCACGATCGGCACTGGTACCGTTCAGCCAACCGGATTCGTCGGCGCTGCAACCGGTCTCAGCACTGCGACCAAGAGCGGCACAGTCACGTCAACGTTCTTTGATGCGCTTGACTTGGCAACGTTGCTCTATTCGCTCACGCCGTCCTATCGCAACACCAACACGGCGTGGCACGCCTCAACTAGCGCGATGAGCAAGTTGCGCAAGTTGCAGGACTTGAACGGTCAGTTCGTGTTCCAGCCTGCCCTCATGGCAGGACAGCCGGACATGCTCATGGGTTACCGCCTGATTGAGAACGTCCACATGGCTGCAGTCGCGTCGGCTTCTAAGTCGGTCGCGATTCTGCACGAGCCGTCCTATTACATTCGCGAGTTGCCGATTGAGGTCGCGTCCTCAACCGACTACCTGTTCAACACGAACCAGGTAGCGATTCGCACGCTCTATCCGATTGATGGAAACATCCCGGACTTGAACGCTGTGAAGGTGCTCGTCTCCGCGAACTCGTAAGAGAACGGAGCAAGTTAGTTCACGCGGCGCCGGTGAGCAGCGGCTCACCGGCGCCGCAAAAAAGAAGGAGGCAGGTATGCGCATCGGGTTCACGACCAATGCTTTCTGGGCGCCAACTGGATACGGACAGCAGGCGGCAGAGTTGGTCCCTCAACTACAACAAGCCGGACACAAGGTCGCCCTAATGGCGAACTACGGACTCGCCGGCACGACCCTTGAGATCAACGGAGTGCCGGTCATGGGTCAGGGCATGGACGCCTACTCAAACGACCTAACGCCGGCGCAGATCGCGTGGTGGCTTGGGCAGGAGCCAGACGAGCCAGGTCTTGGTTTGACTCTCTACGATGTCTGGGTGTACAAGTCCCCACAGTGGGACACGCTGCCCATGGCGTCCTGGGTCCCGGTTGATCACAGCGTGGTGCCGGTTGAAGTCGTCAACTGGTTCCAACGAGGCACAGACGCAGGCAAGTGGGCGATCGCCATGAGCAAGTTCGGGGAGCACGAACTGCTTGCAGCCGGGGTGCCGCGCGAGAGGCTTTTCTACGCGCCGCACTCAATCAACACGCAGGTGTTCAAGCCGACGCCTTCAGAGATGCGCAAAGAGATGAACGTGCCGGACGATGCGCACCTCACGATGATCAATTCAGCCAATAAGGGGACCACACCGGTCCGAAAGTGTTGGGCTGAGATGCTGCTCGCGTGGGCGCAGTTCGCAAAGAAGCACGACGACGCGTACCTTTACATCCACACGGAGGCGTTCGGTCTCGCTCAGGGTGTGCGCATTGAGCGCCTCCTAGAAGCGGTGAAGGCGCCCATTGATCGCGTTCGCATCGTGCCGCAGTTTGAGTACCGACAGGGCATCAGTGCTGACGTCGTTGCGAAACTGTATAGCGCCAGTGACGTCCTCCTCATGACGTCGCGCGGTGAGGGATTCGGCATCCCCACCATTGAGAGCCAGGCGTGTGCCACTCCGGTCATCGTATCCAACTGGACTGCGCAACCGGAGTTGTGTGGCGTTGGTTGGAAGGTGGACGGTCAGCCAGAGTGGGACGAACTGCAGACCGGCTGGTGGCTCGTGCCTAACGTGCAAGAGATCACCGACGCGCTTGAACAGTCGTACAACTTGAAGCAGGACACTGAAAAGATGGCAACAGCGAAGGTTCAGGCTGTTGAGTTCGCCAAAGCGTACGACACGCGCACCGTGTTCGCTGAACACTGGACGCCGATCCTGTCTCAACTTGAGCAGGAACTGCGCGCCAAAAAGCAGCCGCAACCGCTGAACCGCGAGCAGAGGCGCTCAAAGGGCAAGAGGTGATGACGGTCGTCACGGCGACGCTGCCGGAGCGGTCGTCCCTCCTTGAAAGGGCTGTCACCTCCGTACTCGCGCAGACCCTCAAGCCGGCGGCGCACTTGGTCGGAGTTGACCATGCCAGGATTGGCGGCGCTGCGATGAAGAATCTTCTCGCTGCTGCGGTCAACACTGAGTGGATTGCGCTGCTAGACGACGACGACTATTTCTATCCGCAACACCTGGAGCGGCTGATCGCGAACAGCGCGGACGCCGACGTGGTGTACTCGTGGTGCGATTCAACCGGCGACTCGTTCACTTCGTATAACCAAGGTTGGGAAGGCGTAGACGCACTGCGCGGTTCGTCCCGCGTGAGCCACAACGCGATCGTGCGCACGAGTTTGTTCAAAGCGGTTGGCGGCTTTCCGCTAGAACGAGGCTACGATTGGCGGTTCTGGATCAAGGCTGCTGATGCCGGTGCGCGCTTTGTAAGCGTACCGGACCGGACCTGGTTTTACGACCTTGATCCTAGCCGGTGGCACGAGTCGCGCTAGTGATAGCGCTGCTCTCAGCCGGAAAGTCAACGCGGGTCGGCGGCGCCAACAAGTTACTGATGGACGCAGGCGGTTTGCGTGTCCACGAGTGGCACCGACGCGCGATCGGTTCGCGTGCTACAGTTGCTGTAGTCAACTCGTCGCACGCCTCGCAAGTCCGTGAAGAAGCGCCTTGGTTGAATGAAGTTCTTGAGCACGACGCGCATGACGGACCAGGCGGCGCCCTGTTGGCTTTTGATCGTGCGCACCCTCACGGCGACGTGATCGTGCTTTTCGCGGATACGTTGCTCAAGCGCGTGCCAGAAGTGCACGGCGATTGGGTTGGCGTCGCTGACGCTCCGGGTCGCGTGTGGGACTACCACGACGCGCGTGCGGGTTGGACCCGCGGCAAGCCGGTGCAGTTGGTGTGTTGTGGCGTATATAGGTTCACTGATCGCGAACTGTTGCGCCGGTCGCTGCAGGAGCAATCAGACGACGGAGAATTGAACATCGCAACGGTGTTGCAGCGTTACACGCAGCAGCGAGGTGCGAGCAAGTTGATAATCAACGACTGGCAAGATGCCGGCGATTTTGATGCGCTGAAGCGCGTACGTAGATGAGGTGACCTATGGCGATCACGAACGGATACACAACCGGCAGCGCGGTGAAGTCGGCGCTCGGCATTGTTGACTCAGGGTCCGACGCCGAACTTGATCTCGTGATTGAGTCAGTGTCGCGCATGATTGACGACTACACCGGTCGCTTCTTTTACAACGCCGGCACTGTCGTGTCGTATTACAACGCCGACGTGTATTTGACTCTCCCGGTTGACGACATCGTGTCGGTGTCGTCGCTCCAGGCAGACGAGGACGCTGACGGCACCTACGAGACGACCTGGGCGGTGACCGACTACGCATTGACGCCTTACAACGCGGCACAAACCGGACGACCCTACACCGGGATTGAAGCAACAACGTACGGCGCTCGCACTTTCCCGGTCGCGGTCACCAAGGGTGTCAAGTTGACGGCAGTGCGCGGGTGGTCTGCCGTGCCAAAACCGGTTGAGACCGCCGCCATCATTCAGAGTGGGCGCATCTTCAATCGCCGCAACACGCCTTTCGGCATCGCCGGAGCACCTGAAGTCGGACAACTCCGGCTCCTCGCTCGTCTTGATCCAGACGTTGAACAGATGCTGCGCGCCTACCGCGTGCCGGCGCAGGCAGTCTAGTGAACACCTACGCAGTTGGCACAGCCCTAGCCGCGCGGTTCGGTTCTGTTACTCCTCCAACAGGGTACGACGCCATCAAACTGGCGACCGTGTTCCTGCCTGACAACGTGTCTACGTTCCCGGCTGTCGTTGTTCTGCCGCCGGACACGTCGTTGTCGTACTCAATGAACCGCCAGGTGGACGAACTGCACGTCTTCACGGTGCGCTTCCTTTTGCCTCGCGCAGCAGGCGGCGACCGCGCTATCAAGGCGCTATACGCGTGGCGCGATGCCATCGTACAGGCAGCAGTTGGCGACCAGAACCTTGGCGTGTCTGGCGTGGTATCATGCTTGGTAACAGGCGTCACGATGGGCGACGTGTCGTTCGGCGCTGACGATCAGTTGTTCGCTATTGACCTGCGGACAGAAGTCCGGTTCAGGTCCGTGGTGTCGCAGATAGGAGCCTAATGCCAGGAGTTCAGGTCTCTCTCTCGTTCAACCCGCCGGACTTCGCTGAACAGTTGGAAAAAGCGCTAGGACAGGAGCGCATGGATAAGGTCGTGTACGAAGTCACCAACAAGGTGAGCGAAGTCACCGCCGACAGGATGCGCTCAAACTACAAGACCGCCGGTATCAAGATTCACCACCCGACTGATGGTCTGTTCGCGTCCATTCGCAAGAAGCGAATTCGCAAGCGCTACAGCGCGATTGGCTTCTGGGTTGGTCCGCTCAACAGAACCAAAAAGATGTCGCGCGCGTTCCAACCCGACGTGCGACAAGTTGTCTACTGGGGCGCGCACCGGCACCTTGTTGAGTTCGGTCACCGCATCGTCACACGCGACGGCGTTGACACCGGCAAGCGCACGAGGGCGTTCCCATTCATCGGACCGGCGTTTGAGTTCGCGCAGCAGCGCATGGACGTCGTGATCGGTGAGAAGTTGAAGCAGGCGATTGATTCGTCAGCACCAATCGGTTCAAAGTAGAAGGAGAAAAGAATGGCAACACGAGTTCTACAGAGGGTGCAGGGCGCGCTAGAGTCAACCGCCGGCACGTTCGTCAACGCAACACGAAAACTATACGGCGAGGAGATCACGCACGAGCGCACGATCGCCTCAATCCGTCCGTCGTTCATGGACGGCACTTACAACGCGAACCGCGCCGTGTACGAAGGTCTTGAGACCAACGCATTCAGCGTCACCGGTCCGTTCGCTTTTGATCAGAGCGCGTTCTGGTTCAGCGCCGGAATCGGCAGCGCAACCGCCTCCGGCACCGTTGCGCCGTACACCTGGACGTTCAACCCTGCTAGCACTGCTGACCTCACGCGTTCGTTCTCTCTTGAGTACGCTTGGAGCGACGGCGGTGCCAACATTCCAGGCTCGTTCCGCGTGCCGGGCAACAAGGTTGACACGTTGACGATCAACTGGGCGAAGGACGCTCCAGTGACCTACGAAGTTGGAGTCGTCTCGTTCAAGGGAATGACGCAAAGCGCGTCGCTTTCAGCAACGCCAAGCGACACAGTTGAGCAGCACGCACTGGGCGTGAACACGACCGTGTACATTGACGGCACTGCGGCGATCGGCACGACATCCGACAGCAACGTGGCGGCGGCGAGCCTCGCTATCACAAACGGATTCACGACCCGCTACGGTCTTGATGGCAGCCTGGTTGGAGCCGCTCTTGACCGGACTGCAAAGACTGAGGCGGTGCTCACCCTCACCCGGCATTTCCAGAACGACACCGAACTAGACGCATGGGAAGACAAGAGCCTGCGCAAGGTGCGCATCGTGACGACCGGTCCGACGCTTGGCGCCGGCACCTACGAGTTGCGAGTGGACTTCTACGGTGTCATTGACGAAGTGACACAGGCAGAAGTTGACGGCAGCGTGGCGCAAGAGATCACGCTGCGACCGTACGTTGACGGAACAACCGTCACCGTGCCGTTCACGGTCCAGTTGAAGAACAACGCTAGCACGATCTCCTAAGAGATCGGAAGGAGGCTACTAGTGAAGACGTACACAGTGAACGTAGGCGAGCAGGCTTTCGTCATCAAGGCGATGTCTGCTCGCCAGTTCATCGCCGTGCAACGTGGCGCGGTTGATGAAGTCGGTCTGCTTGAGCAGTTGGCTGAGTCCTGCGTGTCGCATCCGTTTGGCAAGACGGCAGACGACTTCCTGGACAACTGCGACCTGGCGACCGCTCTGGACTTGTTGAAGTCATGGACTAGCGCACAGGTGGAAACAGCAAACCCAAAAGCGAACGACAGCGACTAGCGAGGTCGTTAGCCGCTGCGGGTATCGGCAACGGTGATCCGGTGTCGGTGCCAACGATGTACGCCATTGACGCACTAGCACGCCGGTGGGGCGTCGCACCGTGGGAGATTGAGAACGCGACCGACGCAGAGTGGGTCATTCGCGGTCTTCACTACATGAAGGTGGAAGCGCAGTCGCAGGCTGCAGCGGCGAAAGCAGCAAGGAGCAAGAAGCGTGTCGGATAAGCGAGTCGGCGTTGTCATTGAAGGAAAAGCGGCGGTCGCGCCTGCGTTTAGGCAGGTCAAACGCGAGTTTGACGTGCTCAAGGCTGCAAGCAAGGGACTGTCCAACGTCATCACCGGCATCGGTCAGGGCATCGGTCAGCGCTTCGCCGGTGTCGCTTTTGACGCCGTGCGGTCCGTCACTGACGTGTTCACGCAGGCGGTGCCCAAAGCGTTGGCGTATGCGCGCACGATTGACGGCATCGCGGACGCGACCGGCGCGAGCGCCGCGCAGGCGTCCATTCTCGCCGGCACACTCAAGATGCTTGACATTCCGACGGACGGTCTGGCGACGACGTTCCGTTCTCTTTCGTCTGAGATCGTCACCAACGAAGCGAAGTTCAACGCGCTAGGCATCAAGATCCGTGACAACGGCGGCAACCTGATCAACACCGTGAGCATCCTGGACAACGTGCGCAGCGCGCTCGCCAACATGGGTGACGGAGCAGCAAAGACCGCGCTCGCTGTTGACCTTTTCGGTCGCCAGGCGCTCACGATGATGGACTACCTCAGCCTCTCCGACGAGGCGGCGGCGAATGCGGCTTCTGAGTTGGAGCGCATGGGTCTAGTCCTAACCGACGAGACCGTGCGCGCGGCAGAAGATGCCGACCGAAGTTTTGCGCTGTTGGGCATGAGCATTGACGGCTTGCAAGTCCAACTGGCGTCAAACCTTTTGCCTGCGATCATCAACATCGTGAACGCGATCAGGAACTGGGTGATGGAAAACCGCGACGGCTTGATCCGGGTATTGGCTCAGGTAGCCGGCGCCTTGTCCGGTTTCGTCTCCGGTGTCCTTGGTGCGACTGACGCCATGTCTGGATTCATCAACAGCCTGCGTTCTTCAGGCTCTGCAGTTGATCAGACTAGGGCTGGGATTGAAGCGCAGATCGCCGCACTGCGACAGCAGCGCGACGCGTACGGTGCTTCAGCCGGAGGAGCAGGCAAAGCCGGTGGCGCGAGCGACAAGTTGACCGCTTCGCTAACCAAGCAGATCAACAAACTACGTGCACAGCGTGATGCCCTCATGGAAGTGGCGCGCGCCCACGCCGAACAGGCAGACGCCGCCTTCAAGTCCATGCTCGCCGGTCTTGACGCCAATGAACGAGCATACCAACTTGACCAGAGGCGTGCCGACCTCAACGACCGGCTGACTGAAGCGCAGAACGAACAGGCTGCCGGCGCTGCCGAAGCGGCGCGCGAGTTGCAGTTGCTGCGCGAGGAGGCTCAACTAGCGATCGCCGGCGAGGCTGACCCTGACCGGCAGTTCGCCATCGCTGCTGACTACGCCATGCGCGAGCAGCGCATGATTGAGCAGCACGCTGAGGAAGCCACGAGGCTTGAAAAGGCTGTCGCTGACCGGCGCAAAGAGATCGCTGATTTTGAAGTTGAAGTCACGCGCCAGGCTGCGATGGACAAGGCGCGCGCTGAGATTGAGGCTGCGCAAGAGGTCTCGTCGCGAATCCAGGAACTCGCTACCGCCGACAACAAATTCAAGCGCAACCTGGTTGACCTGCGCGCACTGCAGTCGCAGTTGCAGTCAGAGGCAGAGATCGCGCGCGAGTCCGGCAATACCCTGCTTTTACAAGCGATTGAACAGAACCTCGCGTCAGTGCGGCAGGCTATCCGCACGCAGGAAGAGGCGCGCCGGATCAAGCAGCACGAGCGAGAACTGGAGCGCCAGAAGGAGCGCGCCGCTTCATACAAGAACACGTCCAACGCCGTGCTCGCCACCATCAATGCTGAGATCAAGCGCCTTGAGGCTGAACTCGTCACGTACGACAACACCAACAAGCGGCGCATGGACGCAGTGAACTTGCAGGAGAAGTTGGCGCAGCGGCTTGAGCAAGACAAACCCGGACTAGACGAGTACGTGAAGTCGTTCAAAGACTGGGCGAAAGCCGGTCAAGACGTAGCCAGATCGCTTGAGCGCATCGGTCGCGCGCTTGAGGCGATCGCTTCGGTCGTTGGTTTTGGCGCTGACATCATGTCGTTCCTGCAGATGGATTGGCTTTTTGGCAAGCCGTCTGTAGACAGGCGCGCTAAGGGAGGACCAGTCGGTGCCGGAAAGCCGTACATCGTTGGCGAGGAAGGTCCTGAGTTGTTCGTGCCTAACACGAGCGGCGGCATCGTCCCGAACGGCGCCATGGGCGGCGGCGGCATTAGCGTGACCATCCAGGCAGGCGCCTACCTTGGCAGTGCTGCAGACGCTCGCGAGTTCGCTCAGCGTGTCTACAACGCCATGCAAGAGGAGTCGTCGCGCCGGTTCGGCTTGAGTCCACGAGGAGCGTTCTGATGCCAGTATCGCAGCCAGTTCTATCGTCCGGCGTCACGACGATCACGCTGCCTTACCCGGCTAACAGCAGCAGCACGCGCAACACTTGGGACAGCGTTGGTGGTTCGCGGTTGACCGTCAACGGTTCAATGCGAGTGTGGTCAGTTGGCTACCGGTATACGTATTCGCTTTCGTTTGAGTACTGCGACGCGGCGACCTACGACGCCCTCGTGGCTCTGTATTGGTCCAACATCAGCGACCAGACCGTGACTTCGTTCGCGTGGGCTGGCGGTCCGTGGTCAAGTGTCGGCGCCGGTGTTGAAGTGTTCATCAGCGACATCTCGCCGCTGATCACTAACTACCCCGACGTGACCAGGTGCGACTTTTCGTTGACGCTTACCGAAGCCAACGCACGAACCACCTAGGCGCCGGCATGACCTTCTCACCTGAACTACTTGCCGCGATAACTGAGAAGCGCCACCGTCCACTCATCAAGTTGGAAGTGGCTTGGAATGGAGCCGACTACCAGAACGAGACCGGGTTCATCTTGGACGCTAACGGCGTGGAGTCGTTTGATCCGTTCACTGGCACGCTGCAGCCGGCGTCCGCGACCTTCACACTGGACAACCTGTCCGGTCGCTACACCGCTGAGAACACGACGTCACCGATTTACGCTTTTATCCAGGGCGCGTTCCTAGACGTGCGCGCGCGCTTGAGCCTTGGCTACTACTACGCCGGCGAGGAGCACTTCAGGCAGGTCGGTGTGTTCGTTGTCCGGTCGCTCACGCCACAGGACCAGGGGCGCACCGCCGCGATGCAACTGAGCGAAGTCAGCACGCGGTTTGCTGACGTGCCGACTTTCTACGGACCGGTTCTCAACACTCCGAACGCTGACGTGTTCGCGGCGCTCGCACAGAAGGCAGGGCTGTCGTCGTCTGGGTACGCAACCGTCGGCACCGCTTTCGGCACGGCGCAGTTCGCTGCTTCGGTTGGCGGCAAACTAGCAGAGGAGTTCGGGCTGCTCGCTATCGCTGAAGGCGGTCGCGTGTTCGTTGACAACGGCGGCACGCTCGTGTTCACGGACCGGGCGACTCGCGACGCTGAACTGCGCACGCCTATCCTCACTCTAGACAAGGACACCTACCCCTTTGATGTGTCCATTCTCAAGAACACGACGAGCGCGGTCAACCGCGTCACCCTTGAGTACGAGGACCGCGCCAACGCCCTGGCGAACGAAACCGTGTGGCAGATCACCACGCCTATCCGCGTGCCGGCTGCCGGCACCGTCACCGGTTCGTCGGTAGGAACTTATTACACGCCTGGGCAGGTGCGCGTCTCATTCTCCGCGCAGGATCAGACCAGGTGGGTCTCGTACACACCGGTCGTGTGGGGTGCCACCGGCACCGCCGCCGGCGAGAACCCGACGGCTGCTACCGCCAACACCACGGCTAGCGGCTCCGGCTCCGCTGTCGTCATGGTCGCCGGTGAGCCGGCTGCGCGTCTGGCTCTTGATGGAAAACTATACTACGAACTGACGCTAGGCGGCACCGCCACCGGTGACGGTAATCGCGGCAGCGTCGTGTTCCGCAACATGAGCAGCACCCCGGTCTTCGTGACCGCGTTCACGCTCGCCGGCAAACCGGCGCGCCTTTCGTCGCCGTACGGTGTTCAGGCTGACGACCGCGACGGTCAGGAGTTGTTGGGCGGTCAAGTTCTTGAGCAGCGCCTGACAAACCCATACCTGCCTTCGGTTGACGAAGCCTACAGCCGGGCGACCGATTTGCTCTACTTCAGAAGCGTGCGGCGCGTCCGCGTGTCGCTGCCGTCCGCGCCCGGTCTGCCAATCAAAGCGGGGGAAGTGTTCGGCGTCGTTGACTCGTCGCGAGGAACGACATACCTGCAGCAAGTCGTGCAGGTGCAGTGGCGGTTCAACGCACAGGTGGGGTACGAGTGTTCGGTTGAAGGACTTCCGGCTCTGCCCGGACCGCTAAACCTGCAACTAGGCGACCTGATCCCGGTGATCACCGACAGCGTGACGCAGAACAACCCGGAAGGACCGTGGTACTGGGCTGAAACCGGCGATCCGACGAAGGCGGCACTAACTTGGGACGCCAACACGTACTGGGGTCCTTTGGTTGAACCGACTGAACCGCGCGACGCCGTTGGCGCCGTGTCCGATTCTATTGTGCTGACAAACCTATACGCGCTAATCTGGAATCAAGACAGTTGGGACGATGGGAGTGTGTGGGCGTGAGCCTCTTTGATACGAGCATCCTGAAACCGAACGGCATCGTGACAGCGACCGTGACGCGCGCTGATGGAAGCGTGGCGCAGGTCGCTCAGTCCAACACGTTCACGCTCGTAGGAGCGGAACGCATCGCGCAAGCGCTAGCGTCTGGCTCCGTCATCACGGTCGGGTCCATCAAAACGTCGTCGGGCGGCGTCCGTTTGAGCGATTTTGACAGTGTGACCGGGTTTTCTGGCACGGCAGTTGTTGATTCGTCCGTGTACAGGCAGGGGCTTGGATCGTTCCGGATTGAGGCTGCTCCTAGCGGAACGCAGTACGTTTTTGACGAGACCACAGTCAGCAGCACCGCGGTGCCGGTCAACTCGTCTATTGAGTTGTCGCTCCGGTTCACAGCCGTCAACCGTGTCAACAAGGCGTCGTCGCAGTTGCGCGTTTTCAGCGGCGGCAATTCGTCGTCCTACTACGGCATCACCGTCGCAGACCTTGAGACTGCATCGGGCGTCACTTTCGCGGACGCGACCTGGGCAGTGTGCCGGGCGCCTATCACGGCGTTCACGATCACAGCCGGCGCGCCTTCGTGGGCTACCACCACCGGCGTCGGATTCAACCTCGTTGCGGGGACGGCAGGCACCGCAACCGCGTACATTGACAACGCGTTCGTGGTCAACGGCAACCTAGACAGCAGCAGCGCCGCGACCGCGGTCCCGGCGATTTACGACTCTCAGACGACAACCAATTCGCGCAGCACGCGCGTGGTGACGAGCAGCGCGCTCTGGGGCATCAACACCGCGGTGGGCGAGACGTTCTACGTGTTCGGTTTGTACGACACGAATAGCAACCTGCTCGCCATCACCAGTTACGGAGCCGGCAGCGGCATATACAAAGAAGTAAACTCAGTCCTCAACGTCAGTTGGTCGCTGACAACGACAGCGTAGAAGGAGCACGAAAGTGGCGAACTCAGGTACAGTAACAGCAGGAAGCGCGGCGCTAGCGGCGCAATATAACAATCTGCGCGACGACGTGCTGAACGTCACAACTGGGCATACGCATACCGGCGCGTCCGAAAACGGCGCAAAGATTGAAGGCACTGCTCTCAAGTCAACTGGCGCAACTGCTGGGCAGGTGCTTCAGGCTGGTGGTTCGGCTAATGCAATCTGGGTCACCTTGGCGCAATCGGGCGCACTTACTAGCGCAACGGCAACAGTGACATTCACCGCACAGACTGCCGAACAAACCTTCTACTATGGCGTGAACAATACCGCGAATCATTGGGGCGTCTTCACAAATGGTTCCACAATCTTTTGCATTGACAGCACGCTCGCTGTAACTACAGGCAGGGCTGCAAGGGTTTTTGCCTACGGAACCGCTGCTTTCGGCGGGTCAATCGCTGCTTCGTCAACCGCGTTGCTAGCGAACGCTGTTGCTGGCACAGTTCGTGCGATGGCAGTGCCCTATCTTGGTTTTAGCGCTGGCACATCGTCTGCGTCTACCGCCGTTTATTATGGTCAGTTGGTCACCGCGACAACCACTGGCGCGATCAGCCTCAACTTTAGAAAATGGAATCTTTCGCTCAGTGCCAACATCTGGAGTGCAAACCTTGGCACTGCTGCTGCGTTGGCTACTGGTGGAACGCCATTAGTCCAAACTGGGATCAAGTATATGCAGGAGTGCAATGCTTGGATCACCTTTAGGGGAGCCAGTGCAACAGCGGACGCGCTGGCGTATCACATCAACGACAGCACTGGTGCTCTTGCAAGTGCGAACTATCCGATTGACACAAGACCACTAGGGTATGTCTTTGTTCCGTCAACTGGTGGCAGCGCGGCTGGTACGGTTCACGTCTGGGGTACGAGTTCAACAGAGTTCGTGCGCTGTAATTACGCGGTAGACGGTACAAGCATCACTGCTCTTTCTACTGCAACGAACACCTCAGCGTGGGCACCGACTGCGTATTTTGGATCGCCAACCCTCATTGGTTGGGGAGATGCTTGGTACGACAGAACAGAAGAATCTATTGTGGTCACTTCAAATCAAGGTCACGATGGCTACAGCAACGGCAATCTGATCGGGATAGACAGAACTTTTGGCACGCAGTTGTTCAACTCTATTCAGGCTGGAACCGCTCAAGATTCCTCGCGAGCGATTGGGTTTGGATCTTATGATACCATTTTGAACGAAAAGCCGTTTGATCATGTCAGCAGGACTGTATCGTGGAAAACATCTGGCAACCTGACGGTCGCACCCGCTTTTATGCTTATGGGTAAGCCTGGCGCGTACTACAA